CGTGATTATAGACGAGGCCTGGATGGCGCGGGCGAACGGTCTCATCCGCCAGGCCATCTTCCGGACACGGCAATATCCCGACACGAAGAAGGTGCTGATCCTCGGCCAGGGCGGCTACGAAGGCGAGGACGCCGAGTCGGTGCATCAGGAGACGGACCAGCGCGAGTTGAACTACGCCTGCCCGGCCTGCGGCTACCTGCAGCCGTTCGAGCTGGCGCGGCTGCGCGGTGAGGATCATCCGATCGCCAAACTGCGCGGCACATTCGCGGGCCTCTCCTGGGATTCGAGCGAGATCACACGGCCCGGCGGCCGTTGGAACTTCGAAGCGGTGGCCCGGACGGCGCATCACCGGTGCTGGGCTTGCGACGCGCGCATCGAAGACACGCCGACGATCCGCCGGCAGCTCAACGATTCCTACACCTACCGGGCGACGAACCCGGCGGCGGAATCCGGCAAGGTGGGGTTTCACTGGCCGGCGGAGGCCTCGATGCGGATCCCGTTCGGCGAACTCGCGGTCCGCTATCTCAAGGCGAAGATCGCGGCCGACGAGCTCGGCTACCGGCTGCCGCTCCAGGAATTTTATCAGAAGGACCGCGCCGTGCATTGGTCCGACGGCACGGCGGACGAATTCAAAGCCACGATCCACGAGCCCTACGACGTGACGAGCGACTGGGCCGAGGAAGCGCACCGACCGATGTTCGTGGACTGCCAGCGCGACCTGAAGAAATTCTTTTACAGCGTGTTCGCCGTGGCGCTCTCGGGCGAGGCCCGCGAATTGGCGCGGGGCACCGCGGAGAGTTTCGACGAGATCGCCAAGGTGCAGGAACTATGGAAAGTGCGGGACCAGCAAGTGTTCCTGGATTGCGGTTACGAGATGACCCGGGTCCTGCGCGAGTGCGTGAAGCGCGGGCACGTGGGCAACGTGCGCGTGGGCAAAGCGGTGAAAAAACTTTGGCTGTGCTGGACCGGCCTGAAGGGCAGCGGCCAGGAAATGTTCCAGCACAAACACCCGAAGAAACCCGAGCTGAAAGATTGGCGCCTCTATTCAGACCGAAAATTCTACGACGTGAACGTGGGAACGAAGGTGCGCGGTCCGCGGGCGCCGTGGTATGAATGGTCGAACCTCCATTGCAAAGATCTGCTGCGGGCGCGGCGCGATCAGGACGCCGGCGTGCCGAAGTTTCGCACGTTGCCGGAGACCGTGCCGAACTCCGATCAATGGAGTTACTTCGCTCAGATGCGTTCCGAGCGGCGCAGCGAGGAGTATGAAGGCGGGAAGAAGCGGGCGATCTGGAAACCGGTGAGCAAGACGCGGCCGAACCATTACTGGGACATCGGCGGGATGCTGATGGCGTTCATGGCCATCGTGGGGATTATTGGCGTCGCCGTGGCTGGCCAGCTCGCGCCTGGCGAGACCTAGGGCTTGGCGCAATAGGGCGAGAACCAGATTCGTTCCCGCTTGTGATTTTGATTTCCGACCCGGTTCCCGTAACCGCCGTTGGTTGCTTTGCCATCCACCACGGTCCACCGTTTGGGCAATTCGTGCTCGCCAGCGTAGCCGCAGAGGGCGATGCGCAAATCCGGGTTGTCCCCGTTCTCTGCGCACCACGCGCTTACTTCCTTTGCGACATCACCCTCGCTCGAATACATCCCTTTGGTGACGCCGCCGCCGTAAGGCGGATCGAGAAAAACTGCGGTCACCCCATGCCGCGTAGTGACCACCGGGGTTACCACGCGCGCCCAGTCGCCGCACACAATCCGCACCCCACGGATGCGGGCTGACAACGCTGCAAACCAGTCCGCGATGAATTGTTGCCGGTTGATGCCCCGGCCGGCGTCGCCGACGTGCGGGAGTTGCCGGTTGATGCCCCGGCCGGCGTCGCCGACGTGCGGGAGTTTCCGGTTGATGCCCTGGCCGGCGTCGCCGACGTGCGGGAGTTGCCGGGAATTGATTAACTCGGAGCCATTGGAAACCCACGGCCCTTTCCCGAGACACCAGCCGCCGCCGATCCACGCGCAAGCACCCCAGACCCACCACCCTGCCATTTTGCAATCATGGAAATCAGGATCATGCAATGACCAGCGGAGTCGCTCTGCTCGATTGACCAGCCAACCGTGCCGCGCTTCGAGATCGATCTCCGACACTGGCCAATCTGCCCAGGCAGCGACCTGGTCTGGATCCGCTTTAACGGCTCGCCAAAAATTGACCAGAAAACCGTTCGCATCGTTCACCGTCTCGATTCGTCGCTCTTCCGGCGCGCCCAGGAGCATGGCCAACGAACCGCAAAACGGTTCCACATAATTATCCACGGACCCGAACCGCGACCAAACAATGTCGGTCGCGCGTCGTTTGCCGCCGAAATAAGGAAAAGGAGCTTTGAGGCTTTGATCCATACAAAGCCGTCCCAGTCAGCCCTGTTCCCTCCCGCCGTTCAGGTTGACCCGCCCGGCTTTCCAGAATGCCGGTCAACTATTACCCGCAGAAAACCGCCGCCGAATTGCTCGTGCTGCTCGACAGCCTGCAAAAGCGCGCCACCACCGGCGCCGTGGCCATGACCACCGCGCTCGGCCAGCAGACCATGCGCAGCTTCCAGGGGAGTGGCCCCGTTGACCGCGAGATCCGCCGCGTGCTCTACGCGCTCTGGAAACTCGATCCGGACGAATACGACAACCCCTACGCCGAACGCATCCGCCGCACCCGCGCGCGCTACACCGAGACCTAGCCGGTCGGGCCACCCATGACCACCCTCACCCCCATTCCCGGCCGGGCGCCCGCCGCGGTCCGCAAATCCAGCTTGCTCGGTCCGGACGGTTCTCCGGTCTCCTATTACCTGTATCCCTCGCCGAGCACGAACCCGCGGGCCTATCGCCCGCGGCACTGGCTCTCGCCCGACACCAAACAGAACGTCTCGAGTTACGACCGCTGGGAACTGGTGAACACCTCGCGCCAGTTGTTCGCGCAAATTGACGAACTCTGGACCGCCATCGATTCGAAAAACAATTGGGCACTGGGCGACGCCTGGGACGCGCACTACACCGGCGCCGACCCGGCCTGGGGCGAAGAGATGGAGAACTTCATCAACGTCCAATGGATGCCGAACGCGAACGTGCGCGGCCCGCAATACGGCTTCAAGACCTCGCTCAAACTCAGCGGCATGGCCTGGGACGTGGACGGCGACGATGCTATGGTCCTCACCGAAACGGCCAACGGTTTCCCGCAAGTCGCCTTCTATCCCGGCACCAAGATCTCCAGCTCCGGCCAAGGCCTGGGCTCCTCGCGCAAAGCCGAGTCCGTGGACGGCGGCCCGTTCGACGGCGCGAAACTTTTTGACGGCGTCATTTACGACCGGAACAGCCGCGCCATCGGCCTGCGCATCGTGGGCGACGACGGCGATTACTCCGACATCAGCGCGTTCAACGCGGACCTGGCCTACGAACCCACCTGGCACGATCAAGGCCGCGGCATCCCGCGCATCGCGGTGAGCCTGTTGAAATGGATGAACAAACAGGACATCGACACGTTCATTCAGCGCGGCATCAAACGCGCCTCAGCAGTAGGCCTCCTGGTGCAGAACGCGGAAGGCGAAGCCGGCACCGGCAACGAAGTCATCGAAGGCGAGGAAGTAGAAGACCTGGGCCAGACCCCGATCGACGGCGGGAGCATCAGCGATCGCAAAGTCGGTTACGAAGAACTCGACGGCGGCGAGACCTATTACCTGAGTGCTCCGGACGGCGAGACCATCACCGGGCTCACCTACAAAAATCCGCACCCAAACACGGAAGGCTACATCACGCGCGTGACCCGCGGCGCGATCGCGAGCATCGGTTGGGCCATCGAGCTGCTCGACCTCACCTCCACCGGCCGGGCGCCCACCCGGTTGCTGTGCGACCTGGCGAACCAATCGATATGGGCGCGCCAATGCACCGCTTACCGCCGCTGGCGTCGGGCGGTCGGCTACGCGATCGCGAAAGGGATGAAGACCGGTTACCTCCGGCGCAACAGCGACATTGCCGACGCGATGAGTTACGAGCCCGGGTTGCCCCGGCCGTTGAGCGTGGACGCCGGCAACGACGCCCAGGCGGACCGGGAATCGCTGAAGATGGGCATGACCAACAAGGCCATCCTCGCGCAGAAAAATCACGGGATGCACTATCGCGGCATCGATGCGCAGCGGAAGAAAGAGATCCTGCAATCGATCGCCGACGCCGAGGAGATCAACAAGAAACATCCGCACGTGACCTTCGATCGCGCGCTCGAGCTACTTGAACAGCGCAGCCCGAACCCGATCGTGCAGCAACAGCAGCAACGCGCGCAGACGCCGAGTCAGAATGCGAAGGCGCAAGCGCAAGCGGAGTCGCTGGAACTCAACGTCCGCCTTGAGACCGAGAAACCCAACTCGCGCAAGAGCGTGAAATTCAAACGCGCAGCGGACGGCTCACTGACCGGCGCCGAAGTCACCGAAGAATAATTTTATGGCCAACAACCTCAAGACCTCCATCGTCTCCCGCAACGCGGAGCTGGACGCGCTCGCCGCGCTGGCCAACTCCGGCAAACTCCGCATTTACGACGGCGCGCAACCGGCCACGCCTGAGACTGCGGTGAGCGGCCAGAATTTGCTCGCCGAACTCACGATGAACGCGACCGCCTTCGGCGCGGCCGCGAGCGGCGTCATCACCGCCGCCGCGATCACCTCCGACACCGATGCGGACGCCACCGGCACCGCGGCGTGGTATCGCCTCCTCAAATCCGACGGCACGACTGTTCTTTGGGATGGTTCGGTGGGCACGAGTGGCTGCGACCTGAACTTGAACTCAGTCGCGATCCAGCAGCACGCCCAGGTTTCAGTCAGCAGCTTCACTTACACGCTACCTCAATAAAACTATGGGCAGACAACTCTTCCAGGACGGGCCGTATGTGGACACGATGGTCGCGTCACCTACGGCGAACACCACCAACACAATCACGCCTCTTTGGGTCGCTGCGACTTGGACACCCATCTTCGCCAATGATCCCAAAGCCGGGAAAATTTACTCGATTCGAGCCGGCGGAATCATCACCAGCGGAACGGCTGGCAGCACGATGATCATTACGCCGAAATACGGCACGGGCGGCACCGCTCTGGGCGCGAGCCCGGCTCAGGCCATGCCGGCCTGCACAAACATTCCCTGGTATCTACAAGCCGACTTGGTATGGCGCGTGATCGGCGCGCCGGGAACGAACTCAGCGGCGGTCCTCATCGGCTGTTTCTTCATGCAAGGGACCATTGGCACGAACGGGGCCGGCTGCGTTATTCCTTTTGGCGGAACACTCGTGACCAATCTTGACGCGAGCATCAACAGCAACGTCGAAATCAACACCACGATGTCCGCCGGGAGCAACAGCATTCAGCCCCATTTCGCCTACATCTTCTCGCGGAACTGATCCTCGGATGCAATCTCCCGGCACCATTCCCGGCATTCCGAACACGCCGCGCAATCCCGTGAAGTCATTTGCGGAGAATTTTCCTTATTTCGAGGAGCGCAATCTAAGAATCACCGGAACGACCCGCGACTCTTCTGGGAACCCCCTGGGCGGCTGCAGCGTTGTTCTTTTTGATAGCGCGGAAAACACCGTTGCGGATTCATCCGTTTCGGATGCGTCAGGCAACTACATCCTGAACGTGCCGGTTGGGTTTTCCCAACCACAGACGAAGCGGTGGAAGATCCTGGCCTATAAGCCCGGCTCGCCTGACGTGGTCGGAGCAACCGTGAACACTCTCACG